TGAATTACAAACATTTTCTTACTCTTATAGTCCTACGACAAGGCGAGTTCAATATAAAGCGTTAGAGGGAGCCCACGATGATACTATTATGTCGTTGGCAATCGCATTAAACTCACTAAAAGAAAAAAAGACCAAAGGGTCGTATTACATCTACTAAATGATAGGTGAAGAATAAAACACAATTATATTTAATATTATGGAAGAAAAGATAATCATAGAATTAGACGGACAAGATTACGAGGTTAAAAACCCAACGATACAGAATTGGGCGATGTTGAACCTATTGAAAGATTTAGAAGAGGACGAGGACTTTACCTTATCGTTAGTGTCCTTATCAACGGGTATAGATGAAGACCTATTAAGACAAGCGAACTTTCTAAAAGTTAGACAAGCCGCAGATTTCCTTACCCAATACTTTTTAGAAATCGGTGATAGATTTTACAACGAGTTTGAGTTCAAGGGAAAGGAATACAAGTTTTTAGACCTTAACAATATGTCGTTCGGTCAGTTCGTAGATATAGACACCTTCTTACAAAAAGACGAAAGTTTTAAGAAGAGTAATATGAACGAGTTGATGGCGATGTTGTATATGGAGAAAGACGAAACTACTTATTCAGTAGATAAAGTTAATGAACGAAAAGAATTGTTTAAGGAGCTGGAAGTGAAATACCTACAAGGCTCTTTAAGGTTTTTTTTTCTTTTAAGGAAACGATTACAAGAAAATACCCCCTTCTATTTGAAGATAAAATGGAAAATGAAGAAGGTGTTGAAGAGGTTGAGACCTTCGCGTCTGTATGGGGTTGGTATGGGACTATTGTATTCTTGGCTGGCGAAGACATTAAAAACCTCAACGAAATAACAAAGATGCCCCTATTTTATGTATTCAATTTTTTATCATACATTAAAGAGTTGAATAGGGAAAGAGAAAGGGAATTGAAGAAAATGTATAACCAAAACGGAACAATATTATAAGATATGAATTACTATAACCTCAAAAATATCATAGACGACTTTGAAAAGTTGGTTGATAAACACAAACAATTAAACTCGTTTGGTGTGGGTGATATTAGGGACTTAATTACCCTAACCCAAATGAAAGACGGGGAAGACAATACTGAAAAGAACGAGGCACCTTTATACCCTCTTCTTTATGTAATACCGCAAGTTGCCAACAGAGACGGGGGACAGATTACCTACAACTTTAATGTGTTGATTTGTGATATAGATAATGTGAAGAACAAGAATATCCAAGTGGATTTATGGAGTGATACTTTGGAGATTGCCGAAGATGTCGTCGCTCAATTCGCATATTCTGTTGATGACGCAGAAGGTAATTATTATGGTAAGTATGATATTACCTTACCCGTGAATATTACACCCTTTAATGAGGCGTATGAAGACAAATTGTTCGGGTGGAATATTGCTCTACAAGTGATAGTAGATAAACCATTAAACAGATGTATTGCTCCGTTTAACAACTTTGAGGCATAATGGAAGAAATAGACGAATTATTCAACGATTTTTTAAGAAGATATGCTGACGAGTTCGTCAAAGAGTTAAGGTATGCTTTGGTCTTTGAAACTTACCCTTACGGACAAGGGTATAACTTATCAAGGTCTTCGCAAGGTATGGCGAACAAGTTTGCTGGTGTTGGATACGGCTATCCATCATCGTTAGCTGCGAGTATTGAACCCGTATTTAACTTTACTGATTTTGAGGTTGATTTCTTAATGAACTCGTATTGGTATTATGTTAATAATGGTAGAATGCCTGGTGGTAATAAATTACCCCCGATTGAACCCTTAAAGTTGTGGGCTCAAAAGAGGTTAGGTTTGAGTGGAGACGAGGCGAAGGGTGCCGCATTTGGTATTGCCCGAAACATCTATAAGTTCGGTATTCAACCTTCATACTTTTACGACAGAGCCGTTAAAGCTTTGGAAGAGACCTTTGATGCGAACCAAGAAGAAATTGCGGAAAGTGTTAATGACTTTATCCAACAGACCACATTAAAATCTATACCACCAAATAACGAAATAACGATTACATTATGATAAATATTTTACAAGAGCCTTATGGATTACAAGCTGTAAATAGCGACCATATATGGACGATTTATGATGACGAATATACGGGTTATACCAACTACAAATATGTAATAGATTTTTACATAGACCCTTACGAAGAAGGACACGAAAAGGTAGGGAGAATTAAGTTAAGACCAAACTCTTATGGTAGAGCCAGTTTTAATGCCCGTGATATTATTAAAAACTACATAGCACCAAACCCGAGAACAAGCCCGAGTGGTGTTTCCGCTTTATTGGATTACCAAGAAATCGTAAATAAAACTGGTTTTACATTTACGAATTACCTTAACGATGACGACAATTACGAAAAGTTAAGACAAGTTGCTAATTACAGAATACTAATTGGTAAAGAATACACAAGTGGGGGAACAACAACCATCAGTATTCCAACGGACTATTATACACCGACTTACACGATTAGTTGGAGTGTCCCACCAGGAACGAATAATATTGTAATCAGTAATGCTAATGGTTGGGAAGATTTGGTGAGTAGTTGGGCTCTTGCTAATCAAACTTGGGATAGTGGATTTACTTGGACGCATACCAATAGTGTTGGTGGATTTATAGATGGTGGTAGTAATACGAGTGATGGATTTACTTATGTCCCTACAATCACACCAAGTCCAGGTGATATATTTTGGGTAGTATCATCACAGAATAAATGTGGATATTGGTTTGAATATCAGTATGAAGGTATTAGTTGGGATTTTAGAGGTTCGTATTCAAGGGACTATACCTTTGATGGTTGTTATGAAGACCATAGTGCTTTTAAGACCATTTGGTTAGGGACAGCACCGAACTTGGTAATGGATATAGACCAATTATCCGCCAGTTCAAATAGTAATAACGATGTTAATAGTAGATGGGGTTATTTGTATCAGTTAGGTAATGTTTCCAACGCACCTTACCTAATACCGAGTGAGCCTGGTTATGAAAACCAACCTTGGCGTATTATGAAAGGTAGTTTCTTAAACACCTACGGGACTGACTACAAACACTTTGAAATATCAACGGCTTCGGGTGCTTATCAAACCGAACCTTACCTATTTTACAGACAACACCATAGGGAGTGTCCTATTATCTTAAATTGGTTTAGTGGTGTTAATGGTTTGTATCAAAACACTTACGATTTCTTATTTGAAGGAACGGGTGGAACGAATAATGTTTTAACCTTCACAACCCAACTTACACCTTTGAGTGATGGTAGTGGTAGATTTACCCCTGCGAACGAACTTATCCAATCTTACATTAAGAAGGACTTACCCGATGTTGATAAGATGGTCTTTATGATTAGTAATTCACCAGGTGTGGATAGTCAGTATGTTTGGGAAGACGGAAGAAGTATGGGTATGGTCTATGAACTATACGACAATTCTTGTAATGACGACCCCGTCCATTTCTTATTTATCAACAGACACGGAGCGTTTGATACTTACACTTTCGGTCAAAAGAATATCCGCTCGCATTCAACGAGTATTTCTACTTACGCTAAAAGTGGTATTAGGGACACTTCAAGTCAAAGATGGGGAAGTGATATGTATAGAAACACCCCTTACGACCAAACGACCATTACATCAGTAGAAACACAAAGTAATTTCGTTAATGAAAACGATGTTCCAATTATCCAAGATTTGTTTATGTCCCCTTATGTGTGGAGAATACAAGATTTGGAAGACAGAAAATACCTTGTCCCTATACAGATTACATCTAACTCTGTTGAAGAGTATAAGAGTAGATACAACAAGTTATACCAATACGATATGACTTTTAGATATAACCCAATAAGACAATTCAACAACCCGTTATAATATGGTAGGTTTCAATATTACAATATCGGGGAATACATACCCGTTAGATATGTTTGAAGATGTGGATTTCAAGTTGAACTTATCGTTCGCTGAAATACAAGACATCACCAAACGAAACAGCACTTACTCCAAGAGTTTTTATGTGCCTGGTTCAAAATCAAA